CCGGCCGCCGCATGACCACGCTGGACCCGCTGGCTACGGCGCAAAGCGTGCTGTCGGACGCGACACGCGCCGTCACCCTGGTGAACACCACGGCGGCCAGCGTCACGCACCTTGCGAGCTTGCTATGAGCGCGGCATCGGATGCCTACGCCGCAGCCTGCGGCCAGCTCACCCAGGCGCTGCTCGCTGCCATCAACGACCCTGCCGACGCGGTGCGGCTCTTGCTGCCGCTCACCGCATGGCTGCCGCACCCCCCTCCAGGCAACGGGCCGCTGGCGCGCCAGGCGGCCGCGCAGCAGGACGCCATCGCCGCAGTGCTCAGATGTGCCGCGTGCGCGGCGCTAGGCGAGGCTACGCTGGCCTATCAGCCGGCGAGCTATCAAGATGCACAAGCGCTGCGCGAAGCCGTGTGCGCCGCGCTAGACGCTGAGGCGACGCGGTGCGCCGATGCCGGCCGCGACACCAGCTATAACGCGCTGCGCGATCTGCGCGCGGCGATCGCCCTCGACCTCGCAATCCGCGGGGCCGATCTGGCTTGGCTGGTGGAGGTGGAGACCCGCGCCACCATGCCGTCGCTGGCCGAAGCCTGGAGCCTCTACCAAGACACCACCCGCGAACCGGCGATGGTGGCAGCGGCCGACGTGGCGCACCCGCTATTCCTGCCGCTCGCTTTCCAGGCGCTCAATCGGTGAGCGCCTACACCGGCCAAGCCATCCAGCCGGCCGCAGCTCTCGGCCCCACGCCGAGCAGCTCGCCGGTCACCACCAGCGACGCGCTCACCTTGCAGGTGGGCAATCAGCAACTCATCGGCTGGCAGCGCGTCGCAGTCACCCGCTCGATGGACAGCATTCCGGCGAGCTTCGATCTGCAAGTGACGGAAAAGTATCCCAACACCAGCGACATCGATATCCAGCCAGGGCAGCCGTGCACGGTGAGCATCGGCGCCGACCTCGTGTTGACCGGCTTCGTGGACCGCTATAGCGCGTCAGTGTCGCCATCCGAGCACACCGTGCGCGTGCAGGGGCGCTCGAAAAGCTGCGATCTGGTGGACTGCTCTGCCTATCTGGGCGATGACAAAAATCCCTCGATGCAGATCAAAGGCGGCAGCGCGCTTTCCATCTTGCAGGCGCTGGCCGAAAAATATGCCGTCACCATCACCTCGCTGGCCGGCGACGGCGCGCAGGTGCCAGGGTTCAATATCAACATCGGCGAGACCGTGTGGGACGTGGCCGACCGGCTGATCCGCGTATCCGGCTTCGTCGCCTATGACATGCCCGACGGCTCGCTGGTGCTAGCGCAAGCCGGCAGCGAGGCGATGGCTTCCGGTGTGGCGCTGGGACAGAACATCGAGGAAGCCGATATCGCCTATTCGATGGATCAGCGCTTCAGCGAATACGAGGGTTTCTTTCTGTCGGTGCAGCAAGTCGGTGTGCAAGGCAACCTCAACGATCCGCGCATCGGGCCAATCGCCTATGACGACAAGGTGCCACGCAAGCGCGTGCGCTTCGTGGTCAGTGAGCAGATGAGCGACGGCCAGAGCCTCGCCGCGCAGCGCGCGCAGTGGGAATGCAATCGGCGCTATGGCAGATCGCAGCAATTGAACGTCTCGATTGACGCTTGGCGCGACACCGCAGGCAAGCTGTGGGCGCCGAATCACTCCGCGCCGATCGGCGCGGCCGCGCTGAAACTCGATCGGCCGGACCCGCCCTGGATCATCGGTGGCGTGTCATACGTGCGCGATGAAAACGGCCAGCACGCCAAGCTCACCATGATGCCAAAAGAGGCTTTCTTGCCCGAGCCGGCATCGCTTAATGCGATCCCGCCATTCGTGCAGGATATCGAGAAAAACAACCCCACGAAGCAGAGCACCACGCCAGTGCCAGACTCCAGCGGCGGCACCTCGCTGGCATGAGCAGCAATCAAGAGCGCATTCTGCGCAAGGCGAACATGATGAATGCGGTGGGCGTCATCCACGCCACCGATGACAGCGACGGCATCCACCGCGTGCAGATCCACCTGACACCGCGCGAAATGCTCGACGGGGTGCCGGTGATGCAGCTTTACGGCTTCGCCTCGCACGCCAAGCCATCGGCCCATGCGCATGTGCTTTTCGTGACCGGCGACCGCTCCAGGGGCATTGCCGTGGCCACCAATGATCCGAGCGCGCGGCCGCGCGACACCAAGCAGGGCGAGGTGGTGATCTACACCGATGAAGGCGACACCATTGCACTGCATCGCAATCACCACATCGATATTACCACCACCGGCACCGTCACCATCGATGCGCCGCTGGTGGTGGTGACTGGTGATCTGCACGTGCAAGGCGCCGTCATCGCCGGCTATGGCGGCAGCGATCAGGTGGGCTTGCAGACGCACCGGCACACCCAAGGCAGCGACTCACGCGGCGACGGTGAGCAGCCGACCGATCCGCCAGAGGCAGGCACATGAGCGGCTGGATCGAGGCGCTCGGCCTCCCCCTGGTGGTGCCCGATGCCGTGCTGCCGGCGGCAAACGCCAGCGGCGATGTGCTGGTGCTCTGGGACAATCTCAATACGCTGGGCGACTGGGTGCTGGCGCTAGGCGATTTGCAGACCGGGCAGGATTTAGAAACCGCCTGCCTTGTCTCACTATTCACCGACAAGCTGGCGACACCGGATTTTGCGCCGACAGACGGCACCAGCGATCGGCGCGGCTGGTGGGCCGATCCGTATAACGATCTGCCGCTAGGTTCGAATCTCTGGCAGTTGGAGCGCGCCAAGAAAACCCGCGACACGCTGGGACTGGCGCGCCGCTATACGGCCGATGCTTTGCAATGGCTGATTGACGATGGCGTGGCGCAGAGCATCGAGGTGGACACGCAATGGCTGGGCAATGCCGTGGGCAGCACGTTCCTGGGCATTCTTGTCATCATCACCAAGCCTGACAGCACCATGACGCGATTCACCTATGCCTGGGCGTGGGACAATCTCGCCACGCTCACCATCGGCACGCCGGCCCCGCAGATGCTGCTCTTGCCACCTGTCAGTAGGGTGCGCCGCTAATGCCTTTCGCGCGACCGACGCTCACTGCGCTGCGCAATCAGGCAGTGCAGGATATCACCACCAGCGGTGTGCCGGGCCTCGATGGCTTGCTGCGAAACGCGGTGCTGCGTGTGCTCGCGTGGTGCATGTCGGGGCTGGCGTATTCGGTCTATGGCTACGCTGACTGGATCGCCCGCATGGGCGTGCCGTTCACCGCGACCGACGAATATCTGGAGGCATGGGCCGCGCTTGTCGGCATCACCCGCAAAGATGCCTCGCCGGCTTCCGGCTTCGCGCAGTTTACCGGCCAGCCCACCGTTATCATGCCGGCTGGCACGCCTCTGGTGCGCCAGGACGGCACGCCATACGCCACCACGGCCGATGGCACGCTGGACGCCACCGGCACCGTGGTGGTGCCTATGACGGCGCAGGTGTCTGGTGCCGCGACCAACTGTGCGGCGGGCACTGCTATCTCGATATCGTCACCCGTCCCCGGCGTGAATTCCGCCGGCATCACCACGCAGCCGACAACGGGCGGCGCCGATCAGGAAACCAACGACGAATTGCGCACGCGGATGCTGCTCCGCTATCGCGACCCACCGCAGGGCGGCGCCGCTGCCGACTATATCGAATGGGCCACCGAGGTGCCGGGGTGCACACGCGCCTGGGTGCTGCCGAATGGCTGGGGTCCAGGCACCGTCGTGGTCTATCCAATGTTTGATGATGCCAACGCGGCCAGTGGTGGCTTTCCCCAGGGCACCGATGGTTGCGCGACAGCCGAGACACGCGGGCCGGTCGCGACGGGCGATCAGCTCACCGTTGCCAACTATCTCTGGACCCGACAGCCGGTGACCGCGCTGGTGTATGTCGCCGCACCAGTGCCACACGCCATCGATGTGTCGCTGCTGACGCTCGATCCAAACACCAGCGACATGCAAGCCGAAATCACGGCATCGATCAGCGACATGCTGGCTGCTGTCGGACAGGTGAGCGGCACCATCTATCCGTCAGATATCTACGAGGCGATTTTGAGCACCCCCGGCATCAATCATTTTACCGTCGCCTCGCCCACCGCAGAGGTGGTGCTGCCGACAGGATCGCTGCCGGTGATGGGCACTCTCACGGTCAGCTAGTGCTCCCGGTCTACAGCGCGTCCGATTACCTCTGGCAATTCCAGCGGCTGCTGCCTCGCGGGCGCATCTGGCATCGCGGCTGGGGCACGCTGCAAGATCAATTGCTGCTCACCCTCATGCCGCAATGGGCGCGGCTGCACGGCCGGCTAAACGATCTTATCGCGCAGATATTTCCCTGCTCCACCACCGAATTGCTGCCGGAATGGGAAGCCTCATTAGGGCTGCCAGATTCCTGCATCGGCGAGCTGGACACGATCCAGCAAAGGCAGCAGGCGGTATGTGCTAAATTCAGCGCGCGCGGTGGCCAGAGCGTGCAGTATTTCATCGATCTTGCGGCAGCGGCCGGCTATCAGATCACCATCGAGCAATTCGCGCCGTTCCGCGCAGGCGTCAATCGAGCCGGCGACCGCGTTTATAGCAGCGAGTGGACCTATTACTGGCGAGTGACGGCGCCGACAACCACGGTGGTGTATTTCCGCGCCGGCATATCGACTGCCGGCGAGCCGCTGGCATCGTGGGGCAATCAAACACTGATCTGCCTAATCGAGCGCTACGCGCCAGCGCATACCAATGTGATCTGGCGATTTGGCGCCGGCACCGTGTGGGATCGCGGCGCCTCGATCTGGGACGCAGGTGAATCAGAGCCGTGGGATAAGGGCATATGAGAACACACACAAGGCGCCGGCCAGCTCCACCATCCTCGCGCCCGCCGCTGCCGGCCACCACGCACGCGCCGGCTGCGCCTGCAAAGCGGCAGCGTCGCCGGCCATACATCGCGCGCGCCACGCCAGAGGTGCCACCACAGACCGACCGGCTGCAACCCCGCGCACCAGCCGTCACAGAGGTGGCGGCGCCACCACCGCCCGCGCCGACGCAATACACCTCGCAGATCAATCCCGCTTATCCGGTTTACGGCACGCCAACCACGCAATCCGTGAGGGACAATTTCATGTTTGCGAAGCAGGAAATTGAAGATTTGCAAGCACGCTCCAGCCTGCCTGACGCGCCGGCTAACAGCACATCATACGGCCGCAAAAACAGCACCTGGTCGCCCGTGCTCGCCCTCGATGGCGACGTGCTCGATGGGGGGAATTTCTAAATGGCCGACACGCTTCGCATCCGCCGTCGCGTCACCGGCCTACCCGGCGCGCCGGCATCGCTGGCGAACGCGGAGCTTGCCTATAACGAGGTGGACCATACGCTGTATTACGGCGAGGGCACGGGCGGCAGCGGTGGCAGCGCGAGCGTCATCGCGCCGATAGCCGGCCAGGGCCTCGCCTACACCAGCAATCCAGCGATGAATGGTGTTGCGGCAGCCGGCAGCGCGGCGCTGTGGGCGCGTGGTGACCATGTGCACCCCACCGACACCTCGCGCGCACCGAT